CATCTTCAATATGCATATAATACTTACCAATATTGTGACTTAATCTAAATGCCTCACTATAATCATAACACTGTTTCGTTCTCCACGATACTCTGATGTCATTATCTCCAAAATTATTTGGCATATTTTCAAATACAGGATGGTTGTCTATTCGAACAATTTGTAAAAATCCCGAATTGATTTCATCTTCATATAAATTTTCTATTTCTATGTTGTTGGACCCCAAGTAAAGGTTGTCTTGCCCTTTCAAATCACAGTGATACAATCTTATCATCATACCATTTTTATTATTGGCATTCTTTATCAAACTATCCAATGTAGCCTGAAGATAACTTGTTTTACGATTGCTTACGGTGCATAGTCCTATTACCAAGTCTTTCATGATATTATAATAGAAACTACTACATTAATTTAAGGAGAAAATATGGCACATTGTTGTTCAATACACGCAGTAGAAGGTTTAGAAGATGAATTAGACAAGATATTTGGAAGACCAGAAAAAGATGACTTCATTAAAAGAAGAAAGCTTTTATTGTGAAAACAAGAAAAATTAATCTTGGATGGGGTAACGATAAAATACATTTTGAGTATAAATATCACGGTGACAAGACACCTTTTGATTTTGACAATCTCCCCTCAATGAAACCAGCCGGATTAATCTTTTATCTAAATAATACTTACAAAAAATTAAATGAAAACAATAAAAATAAATCTTAAGTGGGAAAACAAAGAGCCTATAGAAATAAGTGCATATGCTAAGAAAATTCTACGTGAAAAAAAAGATTATGTAACGACCGCACCTTTTAAATCAATTTTTATGTCAATATGGGGATATTCTCTAACATAATGAAAACTACCTACGCCTTCTTACTCCATCCTGTCCTGTTATACAGCCATCACAACTACCACCCCATTTTTTCTTTACTTTTTCGCCTTCTTGTAACCCATCTACCCAAGAACGTTCCATTTCAGAAGCAATTTCCCTGATAAGCATCTTACGTGATGTTTTGCTTAAATCAACATACACTCCGTTACTCTTAGCCCAGTTATCAACAACTCTCTCAGCCCGAATTTTAATGTTATAATCCATTTATTTCTTAATTCTAATTTTCTTTATGAAAACGGGGAATTTTCCTTCAGGATTCTTTTTCCTGTTTTCTTCAGTTACCTCTATAATCTTTTTTTCCATAAATTCAATTGCTTTTTTTTGAGTCTTTTCGCTTTTCTTGATAATTTCTACGCATTTATCATAATCATATGCGGCAACAGGAGGATTCCCCGGTACTATACACACCCCTAATATCGCACTTGTGAAGTGATTATTGATAAGAAGTATATTTCGGTCTTCTGGTTCTAAAATATCAGTAAACTTTATTTCTTTTTTCATTATACATATATACTAGTATGAACTTTAGACAATGGTTACAACTCGAAGAAGAAAAGAAAAAGAAAAAAAAAGAGAAGAAACACTTTGTCAAAAAACAAAAAAAATATGCCGCAAACCCCTCTACTATGGCTGACGCCTCATTCGGATTTAATTAACTCATCAGCCAGTCGGTAACGACGTAAGTGCCGAAGCGAGATAGACCCGCCGTTGAGCGGGTCTTTTTTATGGAAAATTTATAATTTTTGTGTATAATGTATGTGAAACAAATAATGAAAGTAATATTATGGGTTATCGTTATAGATTAGGTAAAATTAGCAAAGATGAGAAAGTAAAATATGCGGTAAAACAAGTGATGAAGTAGACGCTATGATGGATAGGTCTCATTATTCTCCTTACCGTCCACCCGGACACACACAACTGTACGAAATAGGTAAATACCTTGTGTTTGAGACAGAAGAATTATCAGACTTCTATGACTTCGATATCAGTGAGTCACGATTTAGTATCCTCACTAAAGAAGGTTTAAAGAAGTTGATTCAACTATTTGCCAGTTGGGTAGAGGAATCTTATAAAAAATTAACCACAGCTACGTTTGAGGAGTTGAAAATTCATGCACGACAGATGCATATGGAATGGGAGAATTGCTTCGACTATCATCCTTATGTATTAGACCAAGAGAACCCAGACGGAGAAATGGCACATTCTTGGAAGCATGAATACGCAATCTTTAATTTAGTATATATTTACCGAACGTTTGATTGGGAAAACGATTATTTAATCTATAGTGCGTGGTGATTAAGTTTTAATAAATCTCATGAGACCAGCATCCCAAATTCTATCAAACCCATCCTTTTGCATTATCTCATATTCAGTTAAACTAGAATCTGTTGTTTTTAATGATGCTTTTTGAAACTTCATTCTATTATATAATTTATTTTTGTTTATATGATAATACATGAAGCTTGGTTGGGTTTCCCCATCTAATTCAAAACCAATTGCTCTATATAAACCACCGTTCGAATACCGCTTGTCGGCATAACTGATAATACTTCCTTCTTTGTCAAAATGTTTAAGTAACTTACTTGCACCACCAATAACAGATACTCCTCGTTTATTACAAAATCTCAACAATTCCCAATCATATTGTTTGTTAAAACGAGAAGGCCCAAAAGTCATACATGATACAAGCTCATCATTATATCGTAATCCAAGTGCAATCTTAGAGCTATCAGAACCCTGAAGATGATTTTTTGTTAAAAATTCTTCTTTCTCATGTCGGTCTAACTTACATATTGTTGTTTTTCTAGCACCTATTTTTGTGGAATAACCTAAGAAATTAAGAATCTTAGATTCCCAAATAACACGTTTATCTGCCCATTCATTACTGTATATTTGAATGAGTCTAATTCCTCTATCATTTGCCCTCTTCCATTTATTGTAATGATATTTTCTGCCAACTACTGTCTCTAAATGCCAGTAAATACCATGATATTCTATTCCTAATTTCAAATCGGGAATATAAACATCTATTTCTTTTCCGTCTAAAGCATCTCTATCATTTTCGAGCACTGTTCCAGCATAATTTTCTTTAACAAATGTCGCTATTTCCTTTTCAGCTTTAGATGTTCTAAGAAGACGAGCACACTGAGGACAACCATTTTTTAAATGTATGTGATTCCCAGCACGTTGTATGAATTCTCCATGTTTACGACAAGTAATATTTATATCATCTGTCATACGGAGAAATTTTGTTTTAGAATAATCATACCTGTTTTTATGAATTTCATTTGCTATGTTTACAAAGGATGTCTTAGAATGTCGGCTTATTCCTCTACCATTACAAAATTGACATCCAGTTCTTATATGTAGAAATGGTTTTTGTTCAATTTCTCCATGTTTAGGACAAATATATTTAAGCTTAGTTTGTTTATTTACATATATGGTATTTGTATAATCATATTTATCACCCCATTTTTCTTTAGCCTCTGCAATGAATTGTTCAGTAGTCTTTTTATTAGGGGTACGCCTATTAGCTAATCCACAAATAGGACATCCTTGTTTCTGGTGGATATGAGCGTCAGGACGTTGTTGGAAGGGTCCGTGTTTTTTACAAATTATTGTTATATTTGCATGTGAGTTTTTATATTCTACTTGAGAATAATCGTACACTTTTCCATGAATATCTTGGGCTTTTTCTATGAAGGTTTTTGTTGTGTATCTCATTTTATATAGATATAGTATTTTTTTACTGTAATAGCAAGTAAAAAATAAAAAACCCCCGGCATATATGCCGAGGGCTTTTTATTCCTAATTGTCTATCCTTTAGATGACGAAGTTTGCTATGCTCAAGCGAGCGTAGAACTTTGCACCTTCACGCAGCAATTTCTTGCCATAGCGTGTCAGGATACCCTTACGTGGGCAGAAGCTCTCTGGGTCAAGAACAACTGGGGTCTGTGTCAGCGGTACGTATGGGCAGTAGAAATAACCACTATCCATGTAGCTGTCACCCTTATAACCCATCAAAATCTGACCAGTCGGGAACAGTGGGTCTTTGTACATTCTCCAGCGGTTATTAACCGTGCCGACATACTGGATGCCAAGGCTGCTGGTGAATGTTTCTGAGGCTGCAGGTGCGAAACCAGCAGTTGCGGTTTCAAAGATGGATGCTACTTCAGGAGAAGTCACAATCCAGTTTGCCCCGCCTCTCAGGGTCTTACGGTGAACGACGTTCGAAACTTCTACGACCTTGACATAAAGAGATTCATACTTCTCTTTAATGGTATCGCCAAGTGCGGTATTGAAGTCCCATGAGGAAACTGTACCAGCGTTATTACGAAGGTCAGTCAGAACCTCTCGGTCGATTTCTAAGTTAATTTCCTGTGCCAGAACTGCGGTCAACTCTGCCTCTGCGTCAAGGTTATGTTGCGAACGCAAGTCTTGCTGTGCCTCGTAACTCCAGACTGCTTTCAGTTTTCTCGTCTTGGCAACGATTTCTTCCGACTCAATGACCAAGTTGATTTCTGGAAGGTCTTGGTTACATTCCATGTTATATTCATAACTAACAACAACACTATTTGGACCCGGAGCATCCGAGAACGTTATGGTGAGTTCACCAGTTGTGTTATCAATAGTTCCAGCATCGGCTGTTATAGCTGGGGCACCAATATCAGTAAATGTGAAAGTACCATCTTCTGCTACGGTGAAAGTTGCAATAGCGGTTGCACCATCAAAAACAGTACCAGTCATCGTACCACCTAGAATCGGAGTATGCTGCAATGGGGTATAGACTGCATTTGCATCTACGCCTGCATCTGTGCTGCTTGTCTCATTCTCTACAAACTGACTGCTGTAGAAAATATTAAGATTTGCATCACCAGAGGCGAGTTGCTGCAAGCTGTTTGCGTCATCAGTCGGGAAGCCAGTATTGTTGGCTGCGCCCTGAATAGCACCCTTGTTGCTGCTGTATCGGAATCTCAGGTAGTAAACTAATCCAGTAGGACCAAGCAGAGGTTGTACGGATACAACTTTATTGGCAATCAACTGGGGGTAAATACGTCTGACCAGCGGAATGGAAATTCTCTTGAACTGAGCGATGTCACTCGTGTCTGTTGAGACCTCATTCATTAGTCTTTGGTTTTCTAAAAGAACGGCAGTTGTAGAGCGTACAAAGCGGTCTTCGATGCCGTCTAGCAAACCAGTTTGTCCCCAACGTCCCTCTAATTCACGGGCTTCGTTAAGAAATCTTGCGTTAGCATTCATAATATTAAATCCTCTCTAAATTTGGTTTGTTAATCATCGTCTCTGATGAGTCCAGATAATACTTTCATTTTATGTATAGCTTCTGGAGTCATACTTTCGGAGATAGTGTTATCACCATCTTCGGTGTTGGTATCTGTATTTTCCTGATGTTCTCCAATGACTTCAGTATTTTCAGTTACCTGCTTTCCTCGCCCCTCAACATTCTTTGCCTTTTCTGCTCTTTCTTTCTTTTCTACATCTTCGTCATTAGTTGTATGTTCCTGAATTAGTTCTTTATCTTTACGAACTTGTTCAGTAAGTTTTGTATTTTCGGTAGACATTCTGATATTACGAGCTTCAAGTAATCTGTACTGGCCTTTAAGCTCATCAATTTTCTTTTCAGAAGCTTCCAGCTTTGCATTTGTTGCCAAAGCATAATCTTCATCAGTAATATAGTCAGAAACTTCTTCAATAATTTTCTGAAGTGTTACTTTATGTTCGACTAAGCGTGGGTCATTAAGAACATCACGCCTTGCTTGCTCATAAAGTTCCGTACCCTTCTGCTGAAGGAATTCATCAATTTTGTCAACCAAGAATTCTTTCATCTCGCCGAGTTTCTTATCATATTCTTCGTAGAGTTCAGAGGAAATGTTTTCATTTTTACCACGTTCGGTAATCAACATTTGATAAGCCTCTTCATAACCTTCTTCTAAAGCGGTCTCGAATTCGGCTCTCTGAGTTTCTAGACGATTGCGGAGGTCTTGGATAACACCAAAAGCTTCGTGATATCCCTGCTCTCCAGTTTCTTCGGCAGTCTTAAGCTCATTACTAAGACCTTCATAAGCTTTTTCTAGTTGCTCGTTGTATTCTTTTTCCAATTCAGCTTTTGAGTCATTAATAACTTCCTCAACAGCCGTGGCTACGTCTTTTACTTGGTCTTCAGGTAAAAGTTTACTTAATGCTTCCGTTAATTTATCCATTAGCTCAACCTCGCTTTAATTTCATTAGTGGTTCTGTTTGCAATTCCAGTGATACAAGCTATTAGAACCTCTTTGCTGACGGTATCTATGCTGCTCGCTTCATTTTTCTGTGAATTATTATCAATTACGGGAGTAGGGGTTACACTTTCACGCCTACTACTTGTTACTTTTTCTTGGAATGCTGCGTGCGTACTTGGGTCTGCAACAGCATCAAATGTTATTAGTTTATAACTTTCCCCAATGACAAGGATTCCATTTTCATCGACTTGTCCGTTACCTACACCTCTACTACTAATTCCAACTCTTACGCCATCATTAATAAGCGCCCTGAGAATTTTTCCATGTGGGGTATTAAGGATATATCCTTCCCCCATTAGTACATTATTTTCCCACCAGAGTTTAACAACTTTATGAGATGCGTTAGCAAAGTGAACAATGGAGTCTGTGGGGTGGTCTAACTCCCCACACAGACCTCCGCTGTTCATCATTTCTTCAAGTCTTTTGACATTGGTATCGAGCACCTTGTACGGGTAAGACCTTTTGTTTTTATTAACCGTGTCAGCTTCTTGAAACTTTCCACGAAACTTAAGGGTCTTAACACTCGAATCGGATGCTTCATTGAGGTTTACAGCCTCATTGAGGATGAATCCAGACCCGCCATATAGCAGGCATTCGTCATAACTCGTCCCCGGAGTTACATCGTGTTCCAGAAGTAATTCCATTATAATACCTCGCTTTATTTAGAGTTTATCTACGCCTGTTTCGCCTTTGATTGTATAATCACCGGCTTGTGGGATATATGGATTCTGCAATGCAGGCCATGTGTCACTCCCGCCATCATTCACACCATTTCCAGCTTCCTTATCTACGCCCGTTGCCGGAACCATAGTTGGAATCTGTGCGGAAGGAATGTATGGATTTTGTAATGAAGGATAAGTATCGGACCCACCGATGTTACCCCAAGCACGACTTCTCATTTCATCAGCTAAGTCGCCTTTATAATTTTTACCATCACTTACTGGTGCTGAGTCGCCCCAATCACCAGAGAAATCGGATGCTGGTGAATAACCCTTAGAGGCATTTTGAGCCATTCGGGGATGTTCGCCATGATTGGTAATATATACTTGATTATTTGGACTCATTCCTGATGCATCCCAAGGAATAGTTTCCAAATTTGTTTCTACCACACCTGTTAGCCAAGCAGCAGCGTTTGCCGCTATATCAAGCGAAGGTGATACTTCTTGCTGCAAGACAGGAATCAACTCTTCGAGTTGTGTACTTGTCTCTATTGCAAGTTCCTCATTGCCATCTTCCACAGCTAATTCGTGGATATTTCTAATGGCCTCGTAAAGGTCTGCGAACACTTGCATTTCCAACATTGCTGATTCATCTAGCGTTGGGAAATAAGTATCTACAGTATTCTTAAACTCGGAATACTTATCTTCTGCATCTTCACTTATTTTTGTACCAGAGAGTCGCAGGATTTTTTCCACTCTGTCAACATAAGCATTGTGTGCGGTTCTTAGTATTCCTTCTGACATAAATTCACATGTGCTGTCATCATAATTTTTAGCATCGACAGTTTCTAATGCGCATTTAATAGTTCCAGATAGTTCTTCCTGAGTCAAATACAAAACATTTGGCCACTGACTTACGATATTTTCAAGCGACTCTTCCAGAGCAGCACTATCGGAAACAGCATTTTGCCTTTTCAGATTTGCGATGGCTTTGCAGAACTCATTGTTTTCACATAGGCATTTACCCGCACCACGAAGAACCTTCACGTCAGTTGCCATTGTTTTCCAGTCGAAGCTAAGAAGTTTTGCTTCATTTCTGGTGCGAATCTTAGGAATTGACACATTAACTACATTTCCTTTGTCGTCATGATTAATTGCTGCTTTATCAAGAACGGGTCCATAGGTTTTGTAATCAATATAATCAAAAACATTTTCGCAGATGTTGTTCCACTCGTTCATTGCTGCTGGTTTAACCCTACGAAGCGTGACTCTTACTTGTCTTTGTCCACGCTCAGTTTTCGCTTTTCGACCACCAAGTTTCTTTCTTGCGATGTCTCTTTTACGGTCCATAAGTTTCTTAAGGCCCGGAGTCAGAGAACGGTCTCGGCGTTTTCTGGTTTTGCCAGCGGCTCGTGCGGCACGATTTCCGCCTGCACGCTTCTTCCCTTTTCTTTTACTATGAGTACCACGACCCGTAGTTACTTGAGATTTAATGTCAAAGCCTTCTTTCATTGTACGATTAGTATTAGGTAGTGAAACATACTCTTCGAAATGCGAATTTGCTTTGTCAACATTACCTTCGATGATTGCATCGAGCATTAAAGAAACGGCTTCTTTCGAAGCTTCTTTTTCTGTCTCGTCGTCGATGGCTAGTTGTTCGATATTTTCAAAACTAATGTTGTCTTTATCCATTGTATAACTGGCATGGACATAAGTTCCATCAATAGCTTCAAAAAGAACGTGCTCAGGACCGAAGCTTAGCAATTCTAATTGCTCTACTTCTAATGCCCTCGCTAGAACGGGTGCGGCTTCCGATAATTCTTGCTCTGAGTTAGAGAGCGAATCACGTTTGATACTCTCGAACACATCATAGCTAATTAATTTTCTCTTCATAATATATGGCTCCTAGCTTGAAAGCTTCTTGTTTAGAATTATTTTTTTTATATAGTTGCCTTTCTACATAAATAATTTCGACTAATATCTACATTGCGACTATAGATATAGTATGCACGAGCAAGCAAAACTGAGGATATTTATATGAAAAGATTTACAGACTACTTTACAGAACAAGAAGAATTAGGTATTAATAGTGAAATTAAAGAATTGTCTGAAGATATTATTTTCAGAATTTGCAAGGTAGCTTGGAGAAAACATCGCAAACATATAGAACGGTTTATTGCGCAATTAGCCGACATAGACCCTGAAATTAAATCTATGTTAGATGATATTAATGCCGATGATGGCCCAACATCTCCACATGATGATGATATGGATAAAGATGAAGTAGTCCCATCAGATGCAGATGGAAGTCCCGGTTTAGAATCTGGTGGTGACGATTAATTTTAATCTAATAAATTATAATCTGTTATATTAAGATAAAATCCTATATGCCAAGCTGGATTTCGGACAGCAAGAATAATTCCTACTAATTCAAAAGAATTGTTATATACAGGACCACCGGAATCACCATAAAATGTTCCTCCAGTGTATATCCCTTTCATTATTCCTTTATCATTATGCCAACCGCCGTGCTTTCCTTTGGTTAAAACAGGAGTTCCGGGTCTTATTCCTGCTGTGCCTACTGAATATAATGTATCTCCTATTTTTGGACTAACTTTAGACATACGAGATACTGTTGCTAAATTTGGCCTTGTTTCAACAAGCAATAGACCCAAATCTAAATCCTTGTTTCTTTTAACAACCTTTGCTTGTTCTCTTACTTTTTCTATTACCTTACCATTATTGTCATAGACATAAAATTCTACATTTGTTTCGTTTAAATCAATTCTTTTGGTATAGGAAAGTATGATTAAATCTTTTTCTCCTGTTATGCCAAGTCCTGAATTTGGAATTATTGATGTTTCATTTGGTTGGGTAGTAGGCAATTTTATTTGTGGAGGAGGCGGGAAACTTATTTTTTCGTTTACTATTTTTATTTTAGTAAGCACATGAGCAGCAGTAAGAATATAAACTTTATCTTTCAATTCCCCTTTGACTATTTTAATTACCACACCCGCACCAGAATTTTCATTAACTTTTACCGTTGGCAATACTAATGAAGTTAAATTAGATGTATATTCATTATTATAATTATATGTTATATTATGAACACTAGTACAAGAGGGTATAAAGAACAAACATACCAAAATAAATAATTCTTTTATCTTCATACAATTATCTATATGAGATAACAGTCAATTTTACACACTAAAATCTATATCTTCGTGGTCTTGTTCACTACTATATGTTTGAATTTGTAGGTCATACTTTTTCAAATCATCTGTTGATGGTTTTGGAAGTGTTATTCCACTCGATGTAGGTGGTGTTCCACCACCTTGTGGTGCTTGGGGTTCTGCTCCCATTTCTGGGCCACCTTCGGGAGATGGTTGTTGAGGCATTTGACTTGGCCCCTCGGCAGAAACTTCTTGTTCTCCTATGCCGGGAACGCCCACGCCTAGAAGTTGAGGATTCTGTGCTAAAACTTGAAGTTTCATATCTTCAAGTTTTTGTACCTTCATCCTTGACATCATATCTTCTGCTTCGTCTTCATTAAGTTTCATCCATCTTGTAAGTATGTCAAAATCAGACATCAACATAGAACCTTTTAAGCTGTTTGCATTATTGATTCTATTAGTTACAACTTCTGCTCTACTCAACTCTCTCCAATCAGAAGGAGGAGTTAATTTTATAATAAGGTCTTCAAAAGATTCCTCTGGAAATCCACGTAATTTAAGGTGACGGTCAGCAACAGCCCAAAGCCCATCTTCTACATGACTTTGTAATCTTTCTACAAGTCGTGCAAATTTACAGTCCTGTGCCGACAGAGCAATTCTTGTCGTTTGCACATCTTCATTGGACATATAATTTTTTGGGAAATTTAAAGCCGTAAACAATTTGTTTCTGAAATATACAGCATCATCAATTTCCCCTAAGTTTTGTGCTCCGGGGAGAGTGTCAATTCTAGTATTGGCATTTGGACGAATTGGCAACCAATAATCCTCATCAGCAGCACGAGCGTGCCATCTTTCTTCGACAGCAGATGCACCAGTAGTGCTAGTTGCTGTCCTACTAGAAACCTTTTTCTTTCTGAATTGGTCTTTCAATCTTTCAACAAAAGCTTCTGCTTTATAGGGAGGAAGAGTTCCAACGTCAATATAAAACACTCTACGCTCAGGCGCACGACTCAACCTATATACAACCATTGCATCTTCCATAAGTCTTAATTGGTGCGCTGGTCCTCTGGCTGGCTCTATTAGACTTTGGCCATATGGATAGAATGTTTTTCTATCATCTCCAATTTTCATATGAACAATTTGGTCTGGGGTGAACCTTAATGCTTTTGATTGTTGAATAGATGATTCTGTGGCTTGCGGTATCGGAGCCTTTGTCAACGCCTGATAATCTGGACCCTCTTTAGCCTGTTGGAATTCCACAAGTTTTCCTTTTGTGGTTTCAATTCTAAACATGCTGTCAGGAGGCAGTTCTTGAAGTTTTAAAACTCCATCTTTCGGATTGTCAGGGTCGATAACAATTTCCCAGAATTCATCTCCCATAATGAATAGATTCTTAGACCTACTCCAAATCCTTCTGTCCATATTAAGCATTTTTCTATGGAAGAATAAAAAATCAAGTTCTTTTTTGACATCATCATCTTTAACAATAATATCAAATACGTGGTTATTATCGCCTCTTTGACAATTGTGGAAAACACAAGAGTCACCGCAGAAGTTCATATGTTTTTCTACTGATAAGTCGTATACATCTTCAGTACGGTCATTATGAACTCCAATAACACGTCTTACATCTTCTTTTTTACCAAGCCACTTGACTTCACTTGTAGAGAATCCCTCTTTGGCTATCCAAGAATCTATGCTAAACCATTGATGCCCCATTATTTTAGCTATTTTTCTTGTTGTTAACCCTGCTGCTAATGCTCTACAAGCTTCATTAACTTTACTATATTTTTTAATAGAACGCCCTAATCTCCACTCATCAATGAATTGTCTCTCATGTTTCCAACCATCTGTGAACGTAAATATTCTTGGGAATTGTTTTGTTTTTATTTTGGTTAATTCATAATTAGCAGGAATTCTGTAGAAAGGCATTAATTCGTCACCTTCTTTTATTTCTCCCGCTTCTATCCATGACCCATTTCTTTTCAAAACACGATGGTCCACTGTGCAAATGAAAAATCTTCCATTGTCCAATTTGATTTTGATTGTTTTATCTGTCTTCACATAGCGTGGGTCATAAGCCCAGCCGATTGTATAATCATTTTTTTCGAAATCCCAGCAGTAGACCAAAAATGGTTCTGTTTTAGTTTCAGCTAATTTCTTGATAGAAACTAAACCATTAGCAACTGTTGCTATTTTTGTCGGTCCTGCGAGGCAGGCTTCATCAGCAAAAACAGTCATGGCAGTTTCTATTTCAGGAACATTTCTGAGTCTTTCGTATTCTTTATATCGACTCTTTCTATTTGAAACAGTTGATAAGTCAATAAAATCGTTAGTATCTCTAAGACGTACTAACCCTTTACCGCCGCCCCAAAAACTTCCATCTTGACGAATATCAGGAATAGCTTCGGGCTGCGTAACACCAGCACCAGAAATACCGGAATCATCCGTTCTTCTTGAAAGAGGGTCTTTCTCGAAGGCGTAAGTCCACAATTTATATAAATCAGACCAAAAAGGCATATCTATTTTTTCCTACATGTTTATTTTATATATTAGAGTAATTGATTAATAATAAATATTATTAGGGTTTAACAGATTACTCTTAATCAAGAAAAGTTGATACATCTGTATCTTTTAGGGCTTTCTTTTCTTTTTTTTCTTTCTTTAATTCTTCTGCCCTAGCTTTCTCTGCTTCTATCATAGCTTCTATAGTATCTAACGTTCTTCTGCCATCCAAAGGGTTTACAAGTTTATTCTTCAAATCTTCTCGCCATTTTTGCTCGACAGTTTCTTGTTCCATTTTTTTCTTTTTCTTTTTGTCACTTTTGTATAATTCAGCTAATGCATTATTTACATGTCGTTTTGCCTTCTCATTAGGCAACAATGTAATCGCACGTCTCAAAAGATTAATTGACTCGTTTTTTCTACTATTCTTGCTCATGTTTATCCCAAAAATCATTTGCTCTTGTTAAATCCATTGTCATAGATTTAAATTTGCCACCATTATCTGTATGAATAGCCCATTTTAATCTTGGTATTTTATTGTTAAAAGCTAATTCCTGAATAAATTTACTTACCTCTGTACCAGATAAATCTTTTCCATTTTCATCTATCCCCAAGTCTCCATCTAAGGATATACTTATCACATTTCCTGTAGAGATAATTTTGTTAGCTTCTTCAGGAGTTTTTACCCAGACTTCATCTCCATACGCACCTTTTCTTTGAGCATCTCTTTCTTTAGGGTCACGCAAATCATCTACCCAAAGTCTAATTCCTTGACTTTCTACAAATTTAGAAAATGTTTTCATTTTACTCCCTACCAGCCAAATTCCTTGAGGAGTTTGTCCTTGGGCCTATTTATATCGAATAAAACAGGAGATAGCACATCATCATTAGGAATAAAAATTGGTTCTTCATCTTCATCTGAAAGCCAATCTTCAGGTGCGCCTCTTTTAATCTCTTGTCTTATTTCTTCGTATATTTCACTTTTGAATATATTAGTTATTTCTGCTGGCACATCAGCACCGATTGGAATATCACGCATTTGTAAGTCTCTGACGTGTATTGCAAAACTCAATGCCATTATCGCATCATCATGTTTTCCTTTTTGTGCTTCGGCTGCTTTTCTTGTTGCATTAAAAATAAAAGTTTTTAATTCGTCCACAAATCTGTGACTGTTTATTTTTAATGCATTATTGGTAAGTCGATTTTGTAATGTCTCTAAAATAACTGGCCTGTTACTTTTGTTTGTTTTCAAACCGGGCTGTTGTTGCTTACCTTTTGCTCCATAAAATATGTTTTCATAAGACAAGTCATGAATTAATGAATTAATTATTGCCGAGCCAATTCCTAAATTTTCTACAACAATAGTTGCTGTGTTATAGAAATATCCTATCTCATTTAATATTTGAGAAAATTCATGAGGAGGAACTGTATTGCTGTAGAATTCTGCAATCTGTTCCAATGTGGCTTGGTCCAAAACTTGGAATGAACTATTATCGCCATCTTCACCAACCCCCTCTGCGCAATCAACACCTATAATATATTCGTGCCCCTCAACAGGCTCTTTAAATACCCATAAAGCGCCTTTTCCAAGAGCTTCATCTTTATCTCTTCCAATAGATGTCCATTTTTCAAATAATGTCCTTAATGGCATCCTATCTCTTGTTTCTTTGTCTAATTTTGCTATGATATTAGGAGATATATATGTTTCACCCGACCCCAAGAACGAACGAAGAACTTCTTGTTGCCAACCTTTCTCTCCCAAGTTTGCTCTTGTACTCTTAACCCATTCTGGGTCGTTGTATTCTGGATGCTCCCAGAAATCTAATTCAATTACATTAAATGGATTTTTGTGATTTTCTGCTTCGTGATATATTTCTTCATACCAATTACCAAGACCATTTACTGTTGAAACAACACAGCAAGCACCACCTGTTGCAATAACTGGGTACATAGATTTCCAGTGTTTTTCCATATACGGAATAAATGCCGCTTCATCAATAATTAGCAAAGTACAAGATTTACCACGAGCAGCTTCAGGTGTGTAGAATGAAAGCCTTGAACCCGTTGCTTTGAATTCTTTTTCATGGTCATTATTTTTGCCCATTTTACATTTAAGCCATTCAGGTAAATGTTCCAAAGCTCTCTTTACAATTTCTCCAGCAGCAATTGCTTCACGGTCAGTTTTAGACATCACCATGATTTGTTGGTCAACCTTAAACAAACATCTCCACATCGACCATAGTACTGATGTGGTCGTTAGACCTCCCTGACGAAATTTACTAAGAATATTAAACCTATTCTTTGTATATTCTTTAATTACTCGTTTTTGATAAGAATATAATTTAAAAGGAATTAATCCGTGAATTGGATGATTAATTTTCACATATTTATGACAAAAATACGAAAAACTATCAACGCATTTTATAAGTTCTAATACTTGCTTTTCTCTATCATATGAATCAACATCACTATCTGATTCGTTTATCTTTATATCTAACTCATATTTATCAAAATCATAATAGTTAGAATATATTTCGTTCCACTCATCTGTTTCAACGATATCATTAACAAATTCAAATTCCTTGTAAAACAAATCGAATTTGTCCTTGGGCACTGCTA